ATTGTTAGTTTGATATTTGATTGTTAGTTTGATATTTGATTGTTAGTTTGATATTTGATTGTTAGTTTGATATTTGATTGTTAGTTTGATATTTGATTGTTAGTTTGATATTTGATTGTTAGTTTGAAAATGATAGTGGAACAATATCATAATAATGATTGATATCATAATGATCACATTGATATTTTTATTCAATAATCAATCAATCTTCAATCAATCTTCAATTCAATAATCAATCAATCTTCAATTCAATAATCAATCAATAATCAATCAATCTTCAATTCAATAATCAATCAATCTTCAATCAATCTTCAATTCAATAATCAATCAATGAAAAATTATATAATCAATCAATCTTCAATTCAATAATCAATCAATGAAAAATTATATAATTTATTTTTAATTCTCATTGTTATCCTATTATATCCAGAAAACATAATATATTTTTTCTGGATATAATAAAAATGAAGAAAGCAGCGTTACTCATAGGTATCAATTATACTGGTACACAACACGCACTTGAAGGTTGTATCAACGATGTCAACAACGTTTGTGATAAACTTCTTCGTCCAAAGGGATATACTGACATTAAAATGTTAACTGATTTCTCTACACTTAAACCAACAAAAGAAAACATCATTCGTGCCATCATAGCGTTAGTAACAGTTCCCAATGCCACTCTTTACCTTCATTATTCAGGACACGGAACCAATGTAAGAGATTCTAATGGAGATGAAAAAGATAGATATGATGAAGCTATCGTACCACTTGATTGTGATAAAGCAGGTGTGTTAACCGATGACGATATTCGTTCAATTATATCCAAAAACATGGCTGCTACAAGTACATTGTATGCAGTTTTTGATTCATGTTTTAGTGGATCTGTTATGGATTTGAGATACACATATAAATCAACTGATTTTGGTTCAACAAAATTCTTTGTTGAAACGAAATATTCAACAACACCAGGTAGAGTTTTCTTTATCTCAGGTTGCAGAGATGATCAAACCGCAGCAGAGGTCAACGGACAAGGCGCTTTGACAAATGCTTATATTGAAACATTAGTTCAAAACCAAAAACCAACAATTGAAAATCTCGTTTTATCTATTCGTAAACTTTTATTGAAAAGTTCTTTTACTCAGGTTCCTCAACTTTCATGTGGACGTGCAGAACCCGTCAATTCTTTCTTTGAACTTTAATAAAATATCATTGTAAATTCAAATAAATTTATTTGAATTTATTATTATTTGATATTTCTACAACAATAAATGATGTGATTAAAAATCTCTGTGTGCAATTAAAATATGGGTATTCCTTCATTCTTTGGAAAGATCATCCGAGGATGGTTTGGTGCTTCACTTTCGCGAAGACTACCAAGAAAAGTTAATTCATTGTCTTTGGATATGAACAGTATTTTTCATAACATTGCAGCAATCATATATGGTTATGGAGACGGAATACCGACTTCAAGAAAAGAATATGTCGCACAAATGAACGAAACAAAGAAAGGTCGTCAGACACTTGAGAATGAACTCTTTGAAGCAATTGGAAATGAAATTCTTTCTGTTGTATCAATGGTAAACCCTGATACTACGCTGATTCTTGCTGTTGATGGAGTTGCTCCTCAAGCAAAAATTCAACAACAAAGACAACGAAGATTCCGTGCTGCACTCGATTCAAAAAGAACATCGAGTGGTTTTGATTCGAATTGTATCACACCAGGAACAGAGTTTATGTTTCGACTTGATACTTTTCTCACTAAGTGGATTAGTAGAGTAAGAATGGAATTACCACCAAATGTTTGTTTCTATGGTCATTTGACTCCTGGAGAAGGTGAACATAAAATTGTTAAATTAATGAGATCTACACCTCAACTCTTTGGTTTTGGTGGTGCTCACGTTATTTGGGGTTTGGATGCAGATCTGATCATGTTGGGTCTTCTCTCACCTCTACCTGATATCTTTCTCTTTCGAGATGATAAAACAGGTAGACCACCAAGAAGTTATTTTCTTTCAATTTCTGAATTGAAAAATGAAATTAAGAACCTACTTGGATCAAAAGAGACAATTGAACATGTCATTGATGACTTTGTTCTTATGTTTTTCTTTGTTGGAAATGATTTCCTTCCTCATTTACCTACGTTCCATGATATGGAAGATAGTTTTCAAGCAATGTTTAGGACTTATCAAACTATTCGAATTCCTTTGACGAATGAAAACACTATTTTGTGGGAAAATGTAAGTATCTTTTTGAAACAATTATCTAAAAAACATGAACATGTGTTGTTAGCTAAAAATGCGAAGCATTCTTATGAAGGAAAATGGAAGAATCGATGGACACTACTTGAAAGATCAATTGATTCATCAGGTAGATTTGATACAGTTTCTTTTTCAAAATCTTGGTATGAACATACTCTTGGTCCTGCTTATATGATTCGAGGTGAAATGACGGAGTTTGATAAATTGATTGTTTCAATACTCGATGTGAATGTACCTGTTGAAGACAGTCTTCCATTTACTTCAACACCTTCAAGAATCTCAGAACTATGTGTAAATTATATTATTGGTATCGCATGGGTATATCGCTATTATCGAATGGGATCTGAGTATCTGAGAAACGATTATGTTTTCAAATACTCTTATGGTCCTTTGTTAACAGATATTGCTGAAATTGCAGGAACAATTACATCGTTCACTGATCATGAGTCAATCAATGATCCTTTTCTTCATTGTGTACATCAGTTACTTGCTGTTTTGCCTGAAAAATCAAAAACATTATTGCCAGTTGAAGTTCAAAAGTTAGTTTCAGGTAAATCAGCTATTGGATTTATGTATCCAGAAATGTTTCTTATCGATAGATCAGCTACAAGTAAAGAATATCAAGGTTTAACATTGATTGCACCAGTTTCTGGTCAAAAATTGATAGACGTTGTTCGGTCAAAAGTAGGATTCTCAGAAGAGAGAATTTCTGATTTTGTTGGAAAGGCATTTATTTCTACACTAAAGAAAGAAGAACTTGAATTTGATAAATTAAAAAGATATCATGAACAAAGAAACAGTAGAAGGAGTCGTGGAAATGAAAGAGAATCTGTGGTTAATGTAACCGATGAAAATTATCAAAGAGATTCTAATGATTATCAACCTAGGGTTCAAAGAGGAAACTATGAAAACAATAGAGGAAGAGGAACCAGAGGAAACTATGAAAACAATAGAGGAAGAGGAAACTATGAAAACAATAGAGGAAGAGGAAACTATGAAAACAATAGAGGAAGAGGAACCAGAGGAAGAGGAAACTATGAAAACAATAGAGGAAGAGGAACCAGAGGAAGAGGAAACTATGAAAACAATAGAGGAAGAGGAACCAGAGGAAGAGGAACCTATGAAAATAGAGAAATAACCAGAACTTAAATTTTAATGTAAATTTATATCCATCAAATTATAAAACAAAAATCTCATATAAATATAATATCAATGATATTATATTTATTCAACTTCAGAGTTAAATTCAAATAAAGTGATATATTTAATCGAATAAATTTTGTTTATCATTTTATAATATAATGAATGATATCAAAAATCGTCTAATCGATATATTTTAATATTTTATTGTAATATTTTATTTTAATATTTTATTTTAATATTTTATTTTAATATTTTATTTTAATATTTTATTTTAATATTTTATTTTAATATTTTATTTTAATATTTTATTTTAATATTTTATTTTAATATTTTATTTTAATATTTTATTTTAATATTTTATTTTAATATTTTATTTTAATATTTTATTGTAATATTTTATTGTAATATTTTATTGTAATATTTTATTTTAATATTTTATTTAATTTGTTATTTAATTTGTTATTTAATTTGTTATTAATAACAAATTAAATTTATAATTTATAATTCACATTCAATTCTTATTTCTTGTTGATTCGATTTGATTTCTGACGAATTGTTGATTCACAAATACCTAATCCCTTAGATATTTCATTTAATTGAATACTAAACCCACTTACTTTTGAATAATTAAATATTATTGAAGCAGCGATAGGTCTTGGTAATTCATTCTTTAAACTCTCGTTTTTTTCAATTACATCTTTTGCATAAATAATTATATTTTCAATGTGATCATGTAAACCAAGTTTGTTACAAAAATCAGGTATAAAATTTAATGGTGATGCAACGAACTTTGGTGGTCGATAACCTGTTTGAGCCTCACTGAACATCGTTAATGCCTTCTGAATATCACTCGGTGCCAATTTAACTAAATCAGCAACATAAACAGGATCAACATATTGATCATTTTCTAAATATGCATTGAATAAAGAATAAAAAACTTGCATACTTTTATTTTTATTTCTTCTTCTTGGACCAGATCCTAAAATAATATTAAATATATCGATTGCACGATTTTTGATATCATCATTAACATCAATTAAATTTAAAATATCAACAATAGCTGATGGTCTTTGTTTTACAATTCTATTTCCCATTACTCTAGAAACCCTTTCAGTATAACAACCGCAATCTGCACACGAACCATTTTCAAAAATATTAATATGAGAACAAGTCTTTTCTTGTTCAATTTCAGGTCTGACAGTAAAAGTGATTTTTCTTCTCATAGTTATCAAAAAATGATGAACTAAGTTTAAAATACATAAATAAAATCAAAAGCTATTCAATTATTACCATGGGAACAAGACTTAAAATTTCAAGTATAACACCTGAACTACAACAAGAAATTGCAAATGAACTTACTCTCACTCCAAATGAAAAATCAGATAATCCAAGTGAACCATTTAAATTTTATTTAATTGAAAAAGATGAAATAGTTCTTCCCTTTGCAACTGGTATGGGCGTTGCTGAAAGAAAAATTAATGATTCGATAGTTTATCCAAAAGTCTCTGTTACTTTTCATGGTTCTCTTCGACCAAATCAAACAGATGTGATCAATGAAGCAACTGAAGAACTCGAATCCTATAATCGAGTTTTACTTGCTTTGGGAACTGGATATGGAAAAACATTTTTATCATCATATCTTGCTGTACAACTGGGATATAAAACAGCCATTATGTTTACACAGAAGAATTTGATTGAACAGTGGTATAAGGAAATAACATCGATTACCACATTTAATGTCGAATCAGTATCTGCTGGTACTAAACCTTTTATCCCGAAACCAGAAACAAATCTTTTATTAATTATGGTTGGAAGAGTCAAACGCATACCAAGAGAAATAAGAAAAACATTTGGTATATTAATTATTGATGAGGCACATCAGTTCTGTAACAAAATAAGAGGACATATCATTTTACAATGGGAGCCAAAATATTTGATTCTTTGTACAGCAACACCAAGAAGAGCAGATGGGATGGACATAATGATACCACAATTAGTTGGAGCTTCGATAGTTCATCGAATCAATGACGTTCAATTCTGTGCATATAAAGTTGAATCTGGTGTAAGACCAAAAATCACCAGAAATGCACAAGGTAAAATGAATTGGACAGACTGTATCACATCATTATTGCTCAATGAAAAGAGAAATAAGTTAATTGTTAAAATAGTTCAACATTTTGTTCCAAAACATAAAATTTTACTTCTGACTGCAAGGGTTGATCATATTATTTTGATTCATACGAGATTAGTTGAACTTGGAATTTCATGCGATTACATGAATGGATCGAAACATACTTATTCTGATTCTGATGTATTGATTGGAACATATGGAAAAACTGGAACTGGATTTGATGAAAAGAATGCATGCAAGGATTTTGGTGGTAAAAGAATTGACATGGTTATCTTATGTTCGAGTGTCAAAAATCCAACACTAATTGAACAATCATTAGGTAGAGCTTTTAGATCTGACTATGCTACATTCATTGATATTGTTGATAACCATGGTGTTTTTAATAAGCACTTTGAAGCAAGAAAAAAATGGTATACGGATGAAAGAAGAAGAGGAAAAGTTGTCAACCTTGTTATTGAAGGTAATTCTGTATCTTCAGTGAATGCAGTTGAGGTTGATGGATCAATTGAATAAAATAGAAATCAAAAGAATTAACCAAAGTTTCAAATATATTTTATGAAATATATTTGACAAATAAAATTATTCTTTCTTTTTATTATATAATTTTGATAATATATCCAAGAAAAGATTCGAACTACAATCATATCTTTTCAGATATTTTCGAAGTGACATTGTTTTGTTTTCACATTGAATTAAAGTTGATGGTATCTCTTTGATTCCGTAAAAATAACAATTTTCATTCACACACTTATAAAATTCAGGAAATGAATCAGTTTTATTTATTGATAGATTTACATCTGAAGTGTAACATGTTTCTAACAAAGCATTCATTGATGAATATTCGATTTTTATCCAAGTTTGAACCTCATAAATTTGTTCTTCATTTAAAATTGAAACATCAATGTATTCAAAGATATTTTTTGAAACATATTCAATCAATGTAACGTCGTCTCTCAAATCAATGGAAGATTTTATTTTATTCGATAAATAAGGTACACAACAATTTGTCACACATGCATTTGAGACACACAGAGATAAAACTATTTTTTGTTCATTATTTAAGTTCAATGAACAAACCCAATAAACATCATCATTCGATAAATTTTCATTTAGTATTTTTTCAAAATTTAAATCAAAACAACTTACAGCTTCTGACATTTCTCTTTTCATCTTAAAATATTTTTGAGATTAATTGATTTTATAAATATAACCACTAATCATATTGATTGAACGTTAGCATTTTGGTTTTTGAAACATAATAACATTATTATGTGTCACAAATTGATCAAGTGATAAACCAAAAGTAACATGTTGAATATTTTTGGTTGAAACGATTACATAATTTATTTATTATGTAATATTTAGAAACTACCTTAAAATGTCATATCAATGTCATATCGTTAAATTCTTGCGATTTTTATATCTTTTTTCTCTTTTATTTTGGTCCATATTTGTTCTTTATTTTAAATTAGTAGTTGATATACGCATGACATGTATCCTATTCATTCCTGTTATAATTTTCTTATTTAACATTTATTTTGTATCATACATCCAACCTGAAGATGAAGAATTATCATATCGAACAAATTATTTATCTGCTGGTTTACTCATTGTTCTTCCATTACTTTCTTGGATGAACAACGGATATAAAGAAGATAAAAGTAAATTTCTCACTGTGCTTCTTTTTGGCATTTCATATTCGTTAATTTCAATTATTGATATTTGGACAACCAGAACTGGTGTTACTATACTGAGACATTTGAGAAGTATATTTCAAACATTAGCTGTAACACTTCTAATATCAGCCATATATTTGTATTTCTTAAGTCAACTCAATGAATCTAAATAATTTCGTGATAAAAATATTTATTAGAATAGAGTCGAAAGAGAATAAAGTTTTTAGTAAATAAAATGGAAAAGAAGAGATTGACGTGGTCATATAAAAAAGAAGACAAGAAAAACGAAGTTAATGAGAATATCAAAGGAAAACATGATATACCTCAATATATCCATGGATCATATACGACAGATTATAACATATGTAACGTAAATACAATAATCCTTCGAAAATTTGAATATGAACAACAATACTTAGTTTCTGATTTAATCAAAGAGATCGAACAAAAAAGATCATCATTGAACAATAGATGGATCGATGGTATTACTTGGAAAATGATAGACAATCAAATATCAGAGATTCAAAGAAAAATAGAAAAAATAAATTCAAGAGAAGAATATAATAAATATATTGAAGAAACAAAAGATTTACTTGAAGAATACAGATCATTAAACTCAAACCCAAAGAAAATAGTTATAGGAAAGAAAAGGAGTGATGTTTCGATTCAAAGGAGACATAGAATTATTGGTAAATATCTAGAGAAAGCATCAAAATATATTACAATCAATGTCATAAGGTGCTATGATGATGTTGTTACATGTGAAGGTTGTGGGACAAACTTAAATGATGAACCAATCTCAGATACGGGAATTCAAATTTGTCCGTTACCAGGATGTAGCAGGGAAAGAATAGTTTTTAATCATCATAATATCAATGAATCAAAAAATAGAAAAATCAAAGGAGGATATGAAGATCATGAAAATTTTAAGAAAGCATTACATAGATTTGAAGGACAACAAAAAACAACAATACCCGAGGATCTATTTGATAAACTTGATGCATATTTCAAAACTAGACATTTAATGATAGGAAAAGAAGTTAAAGAACTTCCTTTAGATGATCGAGGTAGAAGAGGTTATCCAATTTATTGTAAAGAACTTTTATTCACTGCTTTACAACAAACAAATAATTCAAGTTTTTATGAAGATGCGAATCTCATCTGTCACTTATATTGGAATTGGGAACTACCTGACATCAGTCATTTGATTGATATAATTATGATTGATTATGATACAACCCAAGAAATATTTAATTCACTTGAATTGGATCGTCAATCATGTCTCAACACACAATATCGATTGTATAAACATTTACAAGCTAGAGGATATCCTTGCACATCAGATGATTTTAAGATACTCAAAACAACCAATGCATTGAATTTTCATGATAAAACATGGGAAACGATGTGTGAAAAAACTGGATTACCATATTTTGAAACAACTTGATTTGTAAAATAAAGAATTATTGAATTTTATTTGGGTTTTATTTGAGTTTGATTGGACTCAAATAAAATCATAATTATCATGAATATATCAATGAATGAGATTTGAGTTTCATCAATCAATGAATGAGATTTGAGTTTCATCAATCAATGAATGAGATTTGAGTTTCATCAATCAATGAATGAGATTTGAGTTTCTGATTTCAAACAATGATAAAACTTGATTTGATTGTGTTGTTAATATTTCTGATTTAACTTGTATTCTCAAATATATTTCATCTTCAAATATATTTGAAGTATAGAATAATAATTTGAAAATCAATCAATGAATGAGATTTGAGTTTCTGATTTCGAACAATGATACAACTTGATTTGTTTGTGTTGTTAATATTTCTGATTTAACTTGTATTCTCAAATATATTTGAAGATGAAATATATTTGAAGTATAGAATAATAATTTGAAAATCAATCAATGAATGAGATTTGAGTTTCTGATTTCAATGAATGAGATTTGAGTTTCTGATTTCAATGAATGAGATTTGAGTTTCTGATTTCAATGAATGAGATTTGAGTTTCTGATTTCAATGAATGAGATTTGAGTTTCTGATTTCAATGAATGAGATTTGAGTTTCTGATTTCAATGAATGAGATTTGAGTTTCTGATTTCAATGAATGAGATTTGAGTTTCTGATTTCAATGAATGAGATTTGAGTTTCTGATTTCAATGAATGAAATTTGAGTTTCTGATTTCAATGAATGAGATTTGAGTTTATGATTTCGAACAATGATAAAACTTGATTTGTTTGTGTTGTTAATATTTCTGATTTAACTTGTATTCTCAAATATATTTGAAGATGAAATATATTTGAAGTATAGAATAATAATTTGAAAATCAATGAATGAGATTTGAGTTTCATCAATCAATGAATGAGATTTGAGTTTCATCAATCAATGAATGAGATTTGAGTTTCATCAATCAA